AGCCGCTGAACTGCAGGCCGCACAGGCGACGGCAAACAAAGCTACAGCAGATCTCCGCGCTGCCGCCGTCGCAAAAGAACGTGCGCTGGATGAAATCCGCCTTGCGGAAATGATGAAGCAGACAGCAGTTAGCGCAACGAACGCTGCCGCTGCTGAGCAACGTTTATCTGCGGCCCGTGTAGCAGCAGCTGGAGCTGTTGATAATTACAATCGCGCTCTGGCAGCAAATAAAGCCGCACAGGCTGGATTGTCTACAGGAGCAGGGCTGGTTAGCCGAGGATTGTCTCTCATCGGTGGCCCTGCTGGCGCCGCCATGCTCGCGGCCAGTGCGATTCTATATTTCTCCCAGAGAGCTAAAGAGGCCAGAGATGATGCCAACAACCTGGCAGATAGCGTTAATGAACTTAGTGCCAAGTTCCAGACCATGTCGCATACTGAGCTGGCAGCAACCATTGGCAAGCTAAGCCAGAACCTTCCCGCACTTAGCGATGCGGTAGCCGACGCACAGAAAGAATTTAACGACGCTACAGCTGCTGTTCAAAGGCAAGAAAGGGAGATAGCTAACTGGGGAACGAACACTACCCGAGGCCGTCAGGCTGCTGAAGCGTTAGGTGGGGCTCAGGATAAATTAGCAATTGCAGCCCTTGAACTTGAACGTGCTCAGAATCGCCTTAGTCAGACTCAGAATGCTATTAACATTGGACGCGCCACGCTTAATGGCACGATGAGGCAAGGGATTGATCTGCTTCGCCGGGATGGGGAGGAAGCGGGTGTCGCCGCTGGCATGATGGGCAGGCTTGGCGACATGATTAATTTCGCTGCAAAAGCGAAGGAAAAATTCAACTCCAGCAGTTTGATGGTAGAGCGCCCGAAAGATGTTCAGGACTACCTTGATAAACTGCAAGACCAGGTGACGCTTCAGAGCGAACTCAACGATCGCAAGCGTGCGCAGTTGAGGGCCGAGCAGGACATCAGGAAGCTTGGTGGAAGCGAAGCAGATGTACGGCTTGCACGGGAAAGGGCTGCTGCCGAATACGACGCCCAGCAAGCTCAGCAGAAAGGCAAAAAGGAAACTAAAGACGCCACGTCTGAAGCGTCAAAAGCTGCCACAGCAATGCAGTCAAATGCGCAGAAAATTGCAGACTACAAACAAAGAGCAGGTCTTGCTGCAACCACCACGCAAGAGCTATCTCGTGAACAAGCCATCTTAAGGGCTGAGCAGTCTTTAAATAGTAGCGCTACGAAAGAGCAGGTCGCTGAGATAAGGAAATATGCTGCGGCTGAATGGGATGCGGCGAATGCCTTAAAAAAACGTCAGCAGTCAGAGCAAGCAAAGAAATTTACCGACCAAGTAAATGCAGAATATAAAGTTACACCAAATGCTGTGACAGGAGCGGTTTTAGACCCGACCGCGCAGATTAACGCTGAGGAAACGGAAAAACTCGCTGCATTGAATCGTTATCAGCAGATGGGGGTATTAAGCGTCCAGCAATATGAGGATGCAAAAACCGCAATCCAATTGACGGCTTCCAATGCACGTAAAAAAATTGCGGTGGATGAAGCAAACGCACAAGTCGCAGCTATGGGATCTTTGCTGGGGTCGGTCTCTCAGGGATTCGAAAGCCTTGCGTCCATTATTGCAAACTCATCAGGTAAAAGCGCTGGAGCTTATACTGCGATGTTCGCTGCAGCGAAAGCATTTGCTGTGGCTCAGTCGACCTTAAGCCTTAACACAGCAATCATGCAGGCAATGGCCGATCCAACAGCACTGACACCTGCACAGAAATTGGCAAACTATGCCGCGATTGCTTCTGCTGGAGCGTCACTGCTTTCCAATATTGCCAGTATCAGCATGAGTGGTGGTCGTCGCTACGGTGGTGGGGTATCTGCCGGCAATGCCTACCGCATCAACGAAGATGGACGCTCTGAAATCTTTCAGACTGCAGGTGGACAGCAGGCATTCATCCCGAACCAGTCAGGGAAGGTTATACCGGCCGATAAGGCTGGTGGTAATGGCGGTGGAGTGGTGCAGCATATCACTTTCGAAATTAATACTACCGGCGGTATTGATGACGCAACAATGGCGAAGATGGGGCAGATGATGAAGCAAGTCAGCCTCAGCCAGATCAAAGACCAGAGCAGCCGCCCCGGTGGTATGATTCAACCAAGAACGAAGAGGTAAGTGATGATAAAATAATCCGAATTAATATGTAAGGCGCCAGAAATGAAGATTACAGGTATGCATAAAGGTGATTTAGTTTTAGATAGCAACCTTGAGTTACATGGAATGGTCTGCGGACGTCTCGTAGTTTCTACTGGCTGCGCGGCTAAAGTCTGGGGGATGGTAACTGGTCATCTTACTGTTGAGAAAGGTGGCACTTTGATTCTTCACGGAATGGCTTCGAAAGGAGTAACCAATAACGGAGGAAGGGTAGATGTATACGGATTTGTTATCGGTGGTATAAACGAATTATCAGGTGTCACCATCATTCATCCTGATGCCAAAATAGAATAGTACCTCTACCCACTTCGGCGGGTTTTTTATTGGGAGCGGCTCTACTCATGCCACAAACATTCACATGGATGCCGCAGCGGAGCTACAGCGTTGATCGCACGCCGAACATTGCCGTCGTTAAGCTGGGCGATGGGTACGAGCAGCGGCAGGTTAAGGGCATAAATCCGCTGATGGCGAAATACAGTCTGTTGTTTCGCGGCGTAGGCGGGCCGTGCAGCGCCAATGCGGCAACGGAGGCTGAGGCCTTCCTGCGTGCGCGTATGGCGGTCGAGTCATTCTACTGGACGCCATCCGATACGGGGGTGCAGGCGCTGTTTGTCTGTCGCTCCTGGGGCATGGTTAAAAACGGGCCGCTGTACGAACTGACGGCCACATTTGAACAGGTACCACGATAAGCCGAAAGGCGGGAGATAATATGAATTCATCAAATAAAAAAAAGACCGGTCATCGCCCGGTCTTTTGTGCACCAATGATTATTGATGGTAAAGTTAAACGATCGAAACTTTGCGGAGGCCTTCGGAAACGATTTCTTTCTCTTTTTCGATGATCGCTGGGCTTATATCTGGGACATTAAATTTCGCATCCCGGATTAGCTCTTCTACACCTTCGCGTTTAACTGCACCACTTTCTATGATGGCGGACAGGACATACAAGGTTAGTTCACTTCTTATCAAAAGATGATTTACTTTCCCTTGAATTTGTTCAACTTCTTTTGCTAATTCTATTCTTGAAACCATAACTTTCCTTAACCAGAGGTCATCAGCCATCCCTCTTTTACTGGATACATCCATGCCCCAAACATGGACGGGCTGAGTAACCAACATACCCAGGGATGTAAATCAGCGACATCCTGATATTCAACCAGTAGCCACCTCCGGGTGGCTTTTTTTATGGGAGATTTTCATGCGTGACATTCCACCAGAGCTGATTATCGACAGTGTTGATGCCGGTGTTGGCGCGTTTATCGATCTCTTTGAAGTTGATCTGCAGCCATTCGGCGGCGACGTTCTCCGCTTTCATTCCGGCACGAACGGTTATTTCGGTGACGTTATCTGGCGCGGACTCGCTTACCCGGCATACCCGATCGCCGTGGAAGGGTTCGAATATAAGAACGAGGGCACCTATGCCCGGCCAACGATGGCGGTCGCGAATATTTCCGGGCTGATTTATGGCATTAACCACGATTTTAATGATCTGTACGGCGTGGTAGTGACCCGCCGGCAGGTGCCGGTTAAATACCTGGACGCGGTGAACTTCCCGAACGGCAACCCGGACGCAAACCCGACCATGGAGGCGGTCTCACGCTATGTCGTGGAGGGAATGACCGAAGAGACGTTCGAGCAGGTGACGTATGAGCTGGCGACGCCTGTGGACTGCGATAACGCCATCATCCCGGCCCGCACCATTCTGGCCGATGTGTGTCAGTGGCAGTATCGCGGCACCGGGTGCAACTATGACGGCCCGCCGGTGGCAGATGAGCGTGATAACCCGACCACCGACCCGGCAAAAGATAAATGCTCACATCGCCGTTCCGGCTGCCGCTTCCGTTACCCGCGCCCTGAGCCAATGCCAATCAGCAGTTTCCCCGGCTCCCAGAAGGTGTCCTGATGCAGGAATTACTCGATTATGCGGCCTCGTCGCAGGATGAGGTGTGCGGCCTGATCATCAATGGCACCCGGCTTTTCCCCTGTCGCAACATTCATTCCAGCCCGGAGAGCCATTTCCGGATCAGCCATGACGACTGGCTTGCGGCGGAGAAAGAGGGCGAGGTGACCGCCGTATTTCACTCGCACCCGATGGACTCTCCGGTACTGTCCGGCGCTGACCGCCGGGCGCAGGTTGTGACAGGCCTGCCCTGGTGGCTGGCATGCAATGGCGCGCTGCGACAGTTCCACCCGGTACCGCATCTGCTGGGCCGCCAGTTTCAGCATGGCATCACAGACTGCTACACGCTGTTTCGCGACGCCTATCACCTGGCTGGTGTGGATCTACCGGACTTTGAGCGGACAGATGGCTGGTGGCTGCGTGGTGAAAACCTCTACATCAAAAATATGGCAGCCAACGGCTTTCATCAGGTGCCTGCCAGCGACGCGCGGCCTGGCGATGTGATTATTCGCCAGCCGTTCCCGGGCGCTGACCCCTGCCACGCGATGATCCTGCTGGAGGGTGGCAAAGTGCTCCATCACGACTGCGCCGGGCACCTCAGCAGGCGCGAGGATTATCGCCTGGCTTTTATGAGGCAAACCCATTCTATCTGGAGGCACGAAAAATGCTCCGATTTAAATTTAGCGGGCATTTACGCCGATATTTCAGCGAAATCGAATTAGCCGTCGATACCCCTGCGCAGGGGCTGCGCCTTCTGCTGGCGCAGGATCGCGCCTTCAAAAAGGCTTTTCTGGCGACGCCTGTGCAGATCCGCATTGATGGCGATGAGCTGGACGATGATAACGCGCGCTTACACATGGACCGCCAGCTGGATAGCGGAGCCACTATAACCTTTGTCCCGGTTGTGCAGGGGGCGGGGCTGGAAACCGGCACCATTGTTGCCATCGTGGCCATCACGATGTCAGTCGCCTCGGTTGCTTACTCGTTGTACATGTCCCGCAACATGAAAACCAAAACTTCAGCCGAGGCAGCGGAAAACAATACGATCACCAACAACTCATTCACCAGCACCGAGAGCCGTGTCGGCCAGGGCCACCCGGTCGCGCTTCTGCTGGGTGAAATGGTGGTGGCCCCCAACGTGGTATCCCTCGGCATCGACACGTCGAATAACCAGGACTGGGATATTTCTATCAGTTAAGGTGAACATATGTCTTCTGGCGGCGGCAAAGCAAAAACCCCCAAACTCCTCGACGATAACCTCAAATCCAAACAGTTTTACCAGGTGCTGGACCTCATCAGCGAGGGGCCGATTTACGGGCCGGTGGATCAGGAGCACCTGTCTTCTTTCATGCTGAATAATACGCCGGTTACTGACGCCCGCGGCAATATTAGCATTCCCGGCATCAGTGTTGCCTGGCGGCCCGGCTCAGAGTTCCAGAGCCCGATTAATGGCTTCGCTGCGGTTCAGGCCTCTACCATTGTTAATGCGGATGTGACCTTTGATACGCCGCTGGTGCGTACCGTCAGCGATTCTGACGTTACCCGCGTGCGGCTGAATATCGGCGTCACCGGGCTGGTGCAGCAGGACACCAAAGGCAATCAGCAAAACAGCACTGTTACCATGGTCATTGAAACACGCATCGCTAACGGCGCATGGGAAATTCAGAAGACCGTGAACATCACCGGCAAGATCTCCGGCGAATACCTGGAGGCGCACACCATCGATGCCCCGGACATTAAACCGTTCGATATCCGTGTCCGGCGCATCACTCCGGACAGCGTCAGCGATCTGCTGGCGAACGGCACAATCTGGAACAGCTACACCGAAATCACTGACGACAACCTGTCGTACCCGTTCTCAGCTATGGTCGGGGCGGTGATCGATCGTGACCAGTACACCGACACGCCGAACCGCACCTATCATCTGCGTGGGCTGATTGTCGATGTGCCGGACAATTACGATCCGGTTACCCGCACCTATTCCGGGCTGTGGCTGGGTGGCTTCAAACAGGCATGGACCAATAACCCCGCATGGATTTTCCGTGAGCTGGTGAAAAACGAGCGTTTTGGCCTGGCCCGGCGCGCCGGTTATATCGATGTTGATGACGGCATGCTGTACGTTCTCTCGCAGTATTGCGACCAGCTGATCAACGACGGCTACGGTGGCCTTGAGCCGCGTCTGACGCTTAACGCCTATGTAACCGAACAAATCAGCGCGCGTGAGCTGCTGGATAAAATCGCGGGCATGTTCCGGGGCATTGCGCTGTGGGACGGCATGCGCCTGACGGTCATGCTGGACACGCCGCAGGATCCGATCGCCACCATCACAAACGCGAACGTGATTGACGGCAAATTTACCCGCAGCTCTGTTAAGCGCGCCGAAAAATACAATGCCGTGGTGGTTTCCTGGACCGATCCGGATAACGGCTGGGAACAGGTGAAAGAGTATGTTTCTGACGATGACGAGATCGCCAGAAGTATTTATAACGAGACCACACTGGAGGCGTTTGGCTGCACTTCCCGCGGGCAGGCATGGCGCGCCGGGAAATGGCTGCTGGAAACGGCCAAGCGGGAGAGCAGCCGCTTAACATTCCAGATGGCGCGCGACGCGATTGGGTTCACGCCCGGCGATATTGTTGAGATCATGGACAACAACTATGCCGGGACGCGACTGGGCGGCCGCATCATGGCCCATGCTGGCAAAGTAATCACCGTTGATGCTGACGTTTCTGAGCTGGTATTGCCGGGCGACAGTATGTCGATTATGGATCGCACCGGGAAAATGGGCAGGCATGAGATCGCCGGGGTCGCCGGGCGCAACATTACCCTGCGCAATGCGCCCGCCTGGGTACGTGACGGCACCGTTTTTGCGATCTCCACCCGCGAGGTATCGGTCCGGTTATTCCGCATTCTGAGCATCGCCGAGACGGAAAACAATTCCGTTTACAGCATCACCGTGGGCCAGCATGACCCGAACAAACAGGCCATTGTTGACGATGGTGCAGTGTTTGATATCCCGAATGACACCCTGAACGGGTACCGGGTCCCGAACATTGAAAACCTGCGCATCCTGAATACCAACAGCGAGACCGTGCAGGTTACCGCCACGTGGGAAACGGCCACCACCACTAAAAAGCTGGTGTTTGAGCTCTGCGTTTATAACGAGGCTGGCGCGGTCGTTGCGCAGTACGAAACCGACCAGTTTCGCTATGAGTTCTACGGGCTGAATGCCGGGAGCTACTCGCTGGGTGTGCGTGGACGTAACGAGAACGGGATGAAAGGTGCTGAAACGCAGGTCAGCCTGATTATCGGTGCGCCACGTCCGCCTAACTCGGTTCAGTGGATCCCGGGTCCGCTGCAGGCGACGCTGGTTCCGGTTATGTCGGTTACGGCCACTACGGATACCTCCTTCGAGTTCTGGTACGCCGGGGAAACGCCGGTACCACCAACCGTCGATATCGAAAACAACACTCAGTTTCTGGGCCGCGGGTATCAGTGGACCATCCAGCAGCTGAAATTCGACCATACCTATTATGTCTACGTCCGCACCCGTAACGCCTTTGGCGTGTCTGATTTTGTTGAGGCGTCCGGTAAACCAACCGATGATTTCAGCGATATCACTGACGCCATCCTGGAGCAGATCAAGGACACCGAGCTTTTCAAGGACCTGATCGAAAACGCCGTCGAGACCAGCCAGACCGTTGCGGATATGGCAGCCTCGATTGCCGAGAACGCCGACCAGCTGGCGGCGGCCGTCGGCGCAAACAGGGAAACCGCCGAAGGCGTTATCCAGAATGCGCTGGCGATCGCGGAGGTCACGTTCCGGCAGTCCGCCCAGAACGGCGAGAACTCGGCGCAGTTCGAGCAGCTGCGCGAGGTGATCGCCACCGAGACGGAGGCTCGGGTTACCGACGTCACCCGCCTTGAGGCGTCAACGGAGGAGAACGCGGCGGGCATTACCGAAGTGCGCCAGGCGCTGGCCAGTGAAACGGAGGCGCGGGCCACGGCGGTTACTCAGCTGACTGCAGCCACAAAAACCGCGTCTGATAAGGCCGATGCTGCAGCATCAGCTGCCGACGCTGCTACCGAAGAGGTTGCGAAGAACTCTGCTGCTATCACCGAGCTGGATCAGGTGGTCACGACGCTGGACAGCGCCACGGCCTCCCGGTTCGATGAGCTTCAGGGCCAGACGTCTGAGGCAAGCGGCGGCGTGCAGAATACGGCGATCGCCCTGATTCAGAACACGCTGGCGCAGGTCAGCGCCCGGCGGACCCTGACAGCGGTGAACGCTGCCAACAGCGCCCAGATTGACCGGATCGACAAGGTGACCGCCAGTGATCGTGAGGCCTCAGCACAATCATTGCTGCAGATAACCTCACGCGTAGACGGCGCTGTTGGCTCAATCAACAGCATCAATCAGACGTTTGCCGATTACCGTCACTCCACGGCATCACAGATCACCTCCCTGACGGCCACGATTGGTGGTGTCAGCTCGGCGGTGACGACGAACGCCCAGGCCACTGCCGACATCAACAATAACCTGAATGCGATGTACAGCATCAAAGTGGGGCTTGATGCAAACGGCGTGCAGTATGCCGCAGGTATGGGGCTGGGGGTACAGAACACGCCATCGGGCATGCAGAGCCAGGTTGTTTTCCTAGCGGACCGGTTTGCAGTGATGAGCCAGGCAGGTAGCACTGTTACGCTACCGTTCGTTATCCAGAACGGGCAGGTATTCATCCGCGAAACGATCATCGGGGACGGCACAATCACTAATGCGAAAATCGGCGACTTCATCCAGTCGAACGGCTTCACGGCTAACGTTACCGGGTGGCGATTATCCAAGAGTGGCACCTTTGAGAACTACGCCAGTGACGGCTCCGGGGCCATGAAGCAGACAGGGTCCACTATCAGCATTCGGGACGGCAGCGGCCGCCTTCGCGTGCAGATCGGCCAGATCACAGGGGTGTTTTGATGGCTTTCGGTATCCAGACATGGGCGGCCAATGGCACGCCAAATAACTATGGTTTAGTCCCGGTCACTGTAGCAGGATATTTTGGCGTTGCGTTTAACCAGCAATCCGGGGCGGTATCGTACCCGGTTACGCCCGGCTTCGCGCTCTACGTGATGCCTGTTTGCGCCAGCAATGTTTACACGACAGCCCGTCGCCGCTTTACGATTACAGGCGGCACGATAAGCATCTCTGCCGCCGCCGAGAATGACTTTGGTGCGGGGACCTATCCAGCCTATGAAGGCTATGTCATCGCTTACCTGAGGGCAGCATAATGGCCGACTGGGGAGCATTATTCGTAACAGAGTCCGGCGCACCGTTTCTTACGCCACAGGCGACGCCGCTGGCGCTGTATGCGAAACAATCTGTAAGCGTTTCTGGTGCTAACGGTGCACAGACAGTAGTAACCCAGACGTTTCTTGCCGGAAAGCCGATCATCCCGTTTGTTGTCGGTACGTCCCGCTTTACCTCGCGCTATTCAGTCAGCGGGAACGTGTGTACCGTCATCCTGGACAACGGGCAGAGCGGGACCGCAGATGTCTATTTCTTCTCGATCTTCCCGCAAACCCCGCCGCCCTGGGGTTTTGCTGTATGGGGCGAGGACGGTAACTGCATTCTGACGAATGAAACGCGTGTCCTGACGGACGTAACTGCACTGGGTGTTTCCGGTGACGATGCACAGGGAGGCTACAACATCAACACCACTCTGTCCGGGAAATGGGGGATTGTTCCGGGTATGTGCGGGCTGGTGACGGGAGTAATTAACGACGGGGGTACGCGCCCCTACCAGGATCAGTTCTTTTTCCATGCGCAGTGGAACGGTAGCAGCACCGTCATCAAAACGGCGTCCCAGCACGGACAGGCCCCCGGCGGCATTGCTAACGCGGCGTATCACAATATGCGCAATCAGGCGTTCATTCTTAATCTGGCCAGCTACGACTGACAACCGTCTACATTTCACACAGAACCCGCCGCGAGCGGGTTTTTTATTGTCCGGAGAAAACATGATTTACACCATTGGCACGATCGCCGGCAGCGGCAACACGCTCACCGGTACCGGCACTAATTTCGCAGCGGCGGGCAGTCTGATCCGCAACGGCTGCACTGTTATCGCAATGACCAGCCCGGTACAGGTATTTCAGATCACCGGCGTCACAAGCGCCACGCAATTGGCTGTAACGCCTGCAGTCAATCCGGCTATCCCTGCAGGCACCCGCTATTCTATTCTGCTGAGCGACAGCCTGAGCGTGGACGGACTGGCGCAGGATATTGCCGAAACGTTCAAAATGTACCAGGCGTACATGAGCGGTTTTGCCGACGTAATGACCGGTACAGGTAATGTAACTATCACCATTAATGGCACGCCGGTTACTGTCCCTGCGCAAAAATCGCTGGCACAGAAAAATGCCAGCGGCGTGCTCCCGTTATCCCAGGGCGGACTCGAGGCGAATAACGCCTCTGATGCCCGTAACACACTGGAGTTAAGAAAAGGCTATCCGCTCGCTGAGGCGAGCACGTTTAACGACAATAATATTGACACACTGGTAGCCAGGCTCCGGACCAAAAGCCTGGCAGCCTTTCAGAACACTAACGCCATGTCAGGTGAGTTCTACGAGATCCCGCAGAGTGCTCCCACACTATGGGTGGCCGCCAATGACACCTGGTTTCTGATGAGCGTTTCTTATTTTACCCGCGCGATAA